CTCTTAGTCGACTCTGTTGATTTTGGCTGGACAACCTCTGATCTTATCGATCAGAAGGCGCGATCTATCATCTCTGAGGTGTTAGGTCCGCTGGTGTACCCTGATGTCCTTACGAACGGGACTCACACCAATGGTGCAAGTACACGGGTTCGTCGCGGCGTTACTGCCGCCATTTTAAAACACGCTGGGCAAGCACACTCTTCTGGGTCTGCATTGAATCACTGGTCCTTCGTTACCTTAGGAACGGTAATTGAAGATCAGCCAATACAGATTCAAGAGAGCTCTGTGCTTTTCACAGTCGGTAAGTCATCTGAAATCGATCGCGTGGCTTGTAAAGAGCCCGAGATTAATATGTTCCTCCAGCGTTCCGTAGGTTCCCACATACGTAGGCGCCTTCGCCGTTTTGGTGTTGATCTTAACGATCAGACCATTAATCAACGGCTTGCTGGATCAGCAGTCCGCGATGGTTTGGCAACCATCGACTTATCTGCTGCGAGTGATAGTATCTCAATTCAGCTGGTTGCCAATTGGCTTCCGCCTGAATGGTTTGTGCTTCTCAACGAATTGAGAGTACATTCCACTATCATCGATGGAACCCCCCATGAGCTTTCCATGTTTTCTAGCATGGGGAACGGCTTTACATTCGAACTCGAATCTCTGCTGTTCTATGCATTGACTCGAGCCGTCTGCTTTTATAGCCGTGCTCAGGGTAAGATTTCAGTCTACGGAGATGATATTGTTTGCCCTTCTTCGGTTGCCCGAAGATTGGCACGGGTTTTCGCTTGGTACGGTTTCTCAGTAAACACTGAGAAGTCGTATTGGACGGGTCCGTTCCGCGAGTCTTGCGGAAAACATTATTATTTTGACGTCGATGTCACTCCTTTCTTTATTAGGGAGCCCGTGACCACGGTGTCGGATGTAATCCGACTTTTGAACCGATTACTTGTTTGGGATAGTAGCGAGAGCTACTGCCTCCTAACAGAGAAGGTAGTCGACTTCCACAAAAAGTGGATGAGGATTATACCTGAATCGCTTCATGGTGGCCAAGACCCGGAGGATATTACCAGCTTGGTAACTGGTGACCCTCCCCGTAGACGCCTTTCACGGCGAAAAGGGCAAGTGTCATATGACCAACTTGCGGGCCTTCACTATTGGTTAACTACCAAAGGTGACGGGGACTCAGTTTTGAGTTTGACACCAAGGACAGAGGGGAGATTTGTTACCTCTCCTCAGCCGCCTTGGCTGCGAAGGGCCAAATGGGAGCCGTACCTAGTGTACGGTTAACCAGCATGGCCATTCCCCGTAAGGGGATGGTGGGGAGCCGGGAGGCTCCCCAAGGCTTACCAAAGCCTAAGGAAGAG